GTCGTCAGACCGTCTTCAGCAGGTGCAGATTCGGCGGTTAAGGTGATTTTCCCGCCCAAAAAGCGCGGAAAGTAGTCAAATGGACCAAAAACCCGGGCTGTTTCGCCGCCTATTTCCAGGGATAGTTCGTTTCCTTCCGAATCATAGAGCGGAGCCCATGTATCATCCATACCACCGGAGAATTGCAGCGGCTCATCATCACTGAAGGCGGTGATAACCCCTGACCTATCGCCGGATACTTCAGCGCTGAAACCATTAATCTTTGCGATCTCTGTTGCAACAGCCGCAGCAGTATTCTTAGTGTTATCCGGATCGCCGTTTTCATCAGTTGCAAGCGTGACAGTTATGAGGTCATCCTCCAGCGCTGCCGACAGTTCAGCGCCCGCTGTTTCGCTGTTGACGACGATAATTTTGTATATTTCCCCTTCTAAACCAGGAGTCTCACAAGTGATGGTGACGGTTGCGACTTCCGGATCGCCGATTATGGCCGTCGCGTTAGCTGGGGTTTGCTTGATTAATTGCTCAAAGGTAACTGTCAGCGCTTGTTCCTGCACATTGTCGATTGCGATCAAGACAGGCTGTATTGTTACGGGAATTTCGATTTCCGCCTTGGTCGATTCTTCGTCCCATACGATGTCCTGCTTAAACAGAGTATTGTTAAATCGTTTTTCTTGGATTTCGCGAAAACTCTTAGGCAGGTTCACTTGACCCACCTCCATATTTCTTGATTTGTAAAATGATGCTTGTCAAAGCCCGCTCCAGGCCGCCTTTATCGTCGCCGTCGAAGTGTATTGACGCAAAAATGCAAACCGCTAACTTGTAAAGATCATCTTCTTCGTTTTCCTCAACTCCAGCATTAGCAAGATAAGCCTTCGCAGCAGCGATGAGAGATGACAGGAGCGAGTCTTGCTCGCTCCCGTCGATTCGCAAATATTGTTTTACTGCATCTAACATTTTTAATCTTCCTTGGGTACCGCAAGCCGGAAGGCGGAGTTGAGCAGCCGATGCTGGTCGAACCAACCGGTCAATACCCAGATGTAATTGCCTTTATCGACATCCTTGTCGGCATCGTAGACCAGATCGCCATCATAGTTAAGCCGGCAATAGCCGAAGTCCCCGACAATCGGGACCGTGGCGCTGTCGCAGAAGATGACCGGCTTGCCAATGATCTGCTCAGGCTGTACCCGATAGAGATCCATACTATTGTTGGAGAGAGTCTTGAGCATGGTTACATAGTCAGCATACCGCATGACCACCTTGGCGTTCTCACGGAAGTCCTCGTGCAGATCGGCAATGGCATTGGTAATTGCTTCGTAATAATCTCCCCCTTCTACCGTGTCAATTACATAAACGCCAGAAGAATTTTGGTAGAAGCTCATATGCTCCTCGCCAACACCTGGGTTGTTAGTCAAGGAAACCTTCTTTTCCTTCGCGGCCAAGCCAGAGCGCAAGGCGTTTTCAACATAGGTGACAAGATCAAGGTCGGAGCCATGAATCACGGTATCGGAAATTTTAACTTTCACCTTGAATTTGAAGCGACCGAATTGCACCTTGTCGCCGGTTGCCGAGATTTCTTTTGCAACTTCGTCATCGTTGATAAATTCGTAATCATTGTCGAGAGAGAAGGCGATTTTCGGGACTTCCAATCCCGTAATATTGCTTACACGGATAATCTCCCGCAATGGGTTGGTGACAAACGGCTCATGGACGAGTTCATTGCTCAAAGTGGTCGGCAAAAGATTTTCGCCGCCGGTGGTGTCAGAACCGCCCGCCGGAATCGCTTTCAGCACCGCCCGCACATCGTCAGGGATCTCTCTCTTTAAGATAGCCGCCCGGTAGAAGGCTGCTTTAGCCGCGATGATGCGTTCTTTTTCGTCTCGTGCTGCAGCAACTTTATTTTCGTTCTGGAATTTTTTCCGCGCTTCGGCTTCCTGCCGGTCGTGTTCTTCTTTAATCAGGTCGTACCGTTTCTGCAGGTTGGCTTTGGTTTTCTCTAGCTCATTGATTTCTTCGATGTCTACTGATGGATTTGCCGCCTTTTTCGTGATGTCCTCGGCCACTTTCTGGAGCTGCGCCCCAACCATCGCCAAATTTTGTTTGAGTTCATAAAGACCATTCATTTAAAGTTCCTCCATTTCTTTTTTGATTTTGTTTACCAGGTTTTGGGTTTCCTCTATAATAGCCTGCCTTTCAGCCACAGATAGACCTTTTGGGCCCTCCACGCGCTTTTCGAGCAGGTATTTAGGGACGTTTTTATAGACCGCCATTATCTCAGGGTCAATGCAGGCGGCCACTTCTTTGGCTTCGATGATTTCATCAACAAAGCCGTAATCGTAGGCTTCCTGGGCCGTCATCCAGGTCTCGGCATCCAAAAGTTCAACGAGTTTTTCTTCGGCGATTTTATCACCGATATGAGACATGTAAGCCTCAATCATGCCGACCTGGATTTTGTCAAGGACTTCGGCCTCTTTACGCAATTCATTAGCATTGCCAATCGTGATAGTCCATGGGTTGTGAATCATAAATGTTGCGTTTTTGGGCATATATACCCTATCCCCGGCCATCGCAACAAAGGAGGCGGCACTTGCCGCTAGTCCGTCAATGTAAACGTTCTTTTTGGCTCTGTGCCTCTTTAAGATGCTATAGATTGCCTGGGCTTGGAACACCGAGCCTCCGCCGGAGTTAATATAAATATTAAGCGTGTCAATGTCGCCTAATTCATCAAGCTCTTTTTTAAAGCTCGTTGCTGTTACATCCGGATCGTCGTCATCCAATTTGTATGGGACGATATAACCATAAATAAAAACATCCCCGGTTTTTTCTTCCATGGATGCTTTTACTTCCCAGAAGGGCTTTTTGTTCGTGCTTTCGAGATTAAAAGGGATAGGTTTCATGGCGCAACCGCTCCTTTCGGTAAAGGTATAGGTGTATCAATCGGTTCTATGTCTTTTGACCTATAGAGTTTGTCACCGCCTTCCATTGGCGGCAGATCCTCCAGTGCACGGATCTCATTCGGGGTCAGCCACATCGAACGGACGCCCTTGAAGTAATACTCTGCTTGGTCCTTGGTATTTCCGCGGAGTAAGGCTTTAAGGTTGAATTTCCAATATAAGCCCCTTCGCCGTTCCTCGGGCGTCAATAATTTCCGGTTGAACTCCTTTTCATACTGGACGACGTTAACCCCGAGAGTGCCTTGGACAAATTCAAGGGCAAGTTGCTCCATGCTATTGTAATTGACCCCTTGAGTTTCGCCAAGCATATAAGCCGGCAAATTAAAAACTGATGCAACCCTGGTCCGGGTGATTTTTTCCGCCTCAAAAACCTTCGTATCGAGAAACTCACGTTTAATCGGATCAATCTTAACGCCCAACTCTTGGATTAAGACGCCGCCGTTTTCGCTGTAAAACTTCCTGAAATTCTCGTATATTTCTTTTTTCTTTTCATCGCTAACATTTGCCGCAAGTTGCAGGATGAATGACGCTTTGACCGCGCTGTCCATCATATCCAGGCTAAGCTGCTTAATCTTGCCTTCAAAGTCAACAGTATTCCGCAGGACGTCAATGGGGCTAATCCCCCGGTAGCCGTAGCCGTGGACATGTTTGACGTGGACAACATCCATGTTATGGACATAATAAACCCCATTATCGCCTTGTATTTCGTACCAAAGCTCTTTTGTTGTGGTTTCAATAACTTCTGTGACTCTGCTTGGGTCTAAAATCCACAAAGCCCTGACCTGATAACGCGAATCATAGTCCTTGATCGCATAAGCGTTCCCTGTGGTGTTTCTAAGAACTTCCATGGTCCTCAGAAATTCAAAGGCATTCATGTTTGGATTTGGGCTATAAGTCAAGAGTTCGGCAATTGGGTGATCCGTTACTTGATTAAAATTCTTATCCAGCAGCTTCAGCGGCAGCGATGCCAGGGAATTTGAGAGCCTAGATATTGCCGCGAAGATGGTTTCGTTGGTGGCCAGGGTGTGGTTTGTCCGTTTGGTGAATATATTATAGGGTTCAAACCAGCGCGCAAAGTTCCCGTATGTCGTGGCCATGGCCTGCTTTAAGGATTTGCCGTTAAAGAGTTTACCAAACCCGGCAAATTGCGCTTTGATTCTATCAAATAATTTATTCATATGCTTCCTCCTTTCAGCAAATCCTTAACCGAGATAAACCCGACCCCGCCGCCGGATTCTTTGATTATTGTCATGAGCTTCATGGTTTCGGTATGGGCGGTGAGCCATGCAGAAAAGCCGTCGATTTTGCGGTAGCGGCCTTGTTTTGTGGGCAACCAGTTGCCGTTTCGGTCCTCGACCAGCTTAACATTATTCAAATACCACCGAAAAAGCGGGTTATTATTGAAAACGACCCGCCCGTCGAGTAGCAATTGTTTAATGTCTTTCAACGCCGGACTTAAGGTCAATGCCCCTTGCCTAACGCATTTCGTCCATTCCTCGCCTCCATAGGCTTGCAGGTCTTGGGTGAGCCGGAAGGCATTGGCCGGGTCAAAGGTGATCAGGGATATTGCATATTTTTTAGCCTGCTCCAAATACCAGTCATAAATGAAGGTGTAATCGACATAATCGCCTTTACAAATGGTCAAATAACCTTCTTTTTGCCATGCTTCATATGGCAATTCCTCGTTTGCCAGCTTGACTTTTGTCATCGGAATCCAACTATGCGACAAAACAAAAACCCGGCCATCCGGCAACGGGAATTCCAGGCAAGCCGAGCTGAAGTCTTCGGTGTTTGATAGGTCATGGCCTCCAATGCATTGACAGCCCTTGAGAAAGTCCAGATCCATAACTCCATCGTTGCGCTTTATTACATCCCAAGAGACGAAAGACTGCTCGCTCGATTGAACGAAAATATTTAGTCGTTTAGTAATAAAATCGTTTCTTTCAGCGGGCACATGCTTTCGGGAATTCCATTCCTCGATCATATCCTCCAGCTGGACGGATATGCCGAGATTCGGATTTGCCTTCACCCATTTTGTGTAGTCCTCGACGTCGTCCTCTTCATCTAGCTCGGCCATAAAGTAGAAGGAGCGTTCATCGGTGAGCACTCCTTCTAATACGTCGCTTCCTTTTTCGTATTCATCCATTAGTGGACCATCGAGCACATATCCGGCGGTCGTGATATAGATAATTAGGGGCTGTTTTCGTGCCCCTGTGCTGTTTTTTATGACATTTATCAGCTTGTAATTCTTATATTCGTGAATTTCGTCGAACACTCCAAGATGGCAGTTAAGCCCATCCAGTTTCTCGCTATCCGAAGCCTGCGGCACGATCAGGGAATTTGTCGCATCGAAAAATATCGCGTCCCGGGTGACTCTAAAATGTTTTTTGAGCAGCGGCGATGCCCTGACCATTTTTTTGCACTCATCGAACACGACCCGGGCCTGTTTCATGCTGTTTGCCAGGTGATAGACGAATGCACCGCGTTCGTCGTCTTTTGAGGCTCCGTAAAGCGATATTCCGGACGTTTTACAACTTTTCCCTTGCTTTCTAGCCACGAAAATAAGTGCATATTTGAAGCGCCTGACTCCGATTTTCTTATGGACCCACCCGAATATCGAGCCTATCCAAAAGTGGTCCCATGGCTGTAATACGAACCTGGTAAATACCCCCTGACTTGGCTTGCAAAACCGCTCCATGAATTCGATTGGCCGGTAGGCTTTTTCTTCGTCAAAGATCCAGGGAAAATCCTTTGTCCCCTGCCGCTTTAAGTCGTTTAAGTGTCGTTGGCAGGCTAATTTGACCTTTTTGCAGGCTAAAATCCGGCCGGTTAGGACATCCTTGGCGTATTGGGTGGTTAGAAGTTTAGAAGCTTTCGAACTCGTCGTCCCCATTACCCTTCGCTACTTCTTTCCGTTGAGCGGCGGTTAGCCCCAGGGATTTCAAAAGGTTGTTGAGTACCTGGATGGTCTTTGTAATCTCAATCGCCAAGGGATTTTTGACAAGGTTGGTTGCCCCGGCCTTGTTGGTGTATTCCATAAGTAGCTTAGTTTTTTTGAGTTCTGCACGCATTTTTTGATACAATTCGTGAGTTTCGCAGTAAAGGTTGATGAGCTCGTCGTCTGACTCTTTGTACTTGTCGCCAAGATAACTTTTTATTTTCTCGTACATGGATTTGCTTGCCATGACGGGGGTCCCCTTTCATGAAAAATTTGGGCCGCGCGCGAAACGAAGGAGGGCGCGCGGTCTCGGGCCGTCTAGCTCGATTTTCGAGGGTAGGGGGGTATAGCTGCTGTTTTACGTTTAATACCTCGCTTCGTTCGCCTGACTAACAATCACTCTAGCTCTCCTCTGTCTATTATTGTCCTCTCGTCTCTCTCTCCATTTCTTGTATCTGGCCTCAACCTGCCCATGACATGTATCACATAGGCTTATTAAGTTATCCATAACAAGGGCAAGCTCTGGGTAATCTTTCACAGGCTTTATGTGGTGTACCGTGGTGGCTGGCACTATCCGTTTTCTCTTTAGGCACCTTTGGCAAAGATAATTGTCCTTGGCCAGCCTTTCACGCCGGAGTTGTTTCCATGCCGCGGTTACGTAGAATCGCATTTGCCTTTCCCCAGCCGCTGCCTCAACCTCATGTACCCGGTAGCACATACCGACGATAACCAGCCCGCGACATATGCAACGCTGTAAAACAAACGGTCCAACACCCTACAAACCACCATCATCACTGTTAACAGGATCCTTGTGGCCTTGCTCATGGCACCAACACTCCTCCCTCCAAAACATCGGATCATCTGCACCCGTGACAGCTTGGATATGGTCAGGTTAGGGCATCCCGGTTGTCGTTCCAGTTGTAGTATTTGCAGTCTGACTTGGTCATAATATCACCTACTCATACTCAAGCTGCATAGCCAGCTTAAACAGAACTATCTCATTATGACTGATAGGCAGCTTGGCTTGCAGT